TGATCTGTCCCGGTTTCATGTTCATAGTAAATTGTACAGCCATCAGTATTGCCTTGTACATCATAAGAAGTATTACTATCAGGATCATAATAGTTTGCATGTGGTTTTTTAAACACAGCAGAGTCTGCCCAAGAAGCTCTTGGTAAGCCTATTTTTGTAGCAGCACCAGCTGAATTAGTTTCTGTTGTTGTTGAACTTACAGTCCATACTGGTCTTTTATCATTTGATTCTAAATAATTATAAGTGACTGCTCTGTCAATTTGATTAACTCCATCACTACAATAAAACCAATTTACTTCTGTAAACAAATTGTTTAGCCCACAGTTAATTAAATCTCGTGCTGTAGTATTTAAATTATCGTAAACATAGTCTTCAACAAAACAAGGCATAGATTTTAATTGACCATCGTATCTAAAAAAACCATTTTCTGACATCCAATAAGCAACACCATCTACTTCAACACAAGCATTCTTACCTAGCAATCCACAATTGGTTCCTACTTGTTGGAATGAGAAAGTAAAGGGTTGACCTACAAATTGCATTAAAAATAATCCTGTGTCGGTCCATACATAGATTGCATCTCTACCTTTAATGGCCCCCATAATTTTAGAACCTGCAGCTAATCTTTGTGTACCAGCAGTATTTTCTGCAGTGACTGTATATGAATCTGTTTGATCAATACTTTCTTGAGAAGAGAATCTTATAAACATATCGTCTTGACTTGTTGTATCACCAACAACTGTTTCTGTTCCAAAAAATACTAAATGTCTATCAGGTGTCGATACTAATACATGTCTAGATGCAGTAGGAGCATTTGGTATAATCGTTGCTCTAATTGAAGTAGCATTTGCCGGTTGTGCATCCCATTCAAAACATGCACCATTATAAATAAGTGCAATTAATTTTGTACCAAAATTATCTAGAACCCATAAACCAGGGTTAAGAGTTACATCATCTGTTGATGATTCACCCCATGCAACAAAAGCACTAATATTACTTACTGTTACTCCGCCACTATGTAAAGCTTTTGTAGTTCCATTAACACCTCTGGCTCCTCCGCTTAAGGTCCCTGTTGCCTGGTTATTGTTTGTATAACTAATGTCCTCTGTACCAATTCTAATTTCTCCAGAATCAGGAAACGCTGTTGAGTTTGTAATAACAATATCTGTTGTAGTTGTGTTTGTTAAAGCTGTTGCTAATGTAGTAGTTGCAATACCAGATGTAGTTCCACCAAAGTTTGCCGTACCCAAACCGAACCCACCTAATTGTTGAGAAGGACCTACATGATAAAAAGCAGCACCTTTACCATCTCCAGAATTACTTAATTGAGTTCCTGTTTCATTAGCGGCCATTGTAATTGTAATTGTTGTAGATGTTGGCACGGATGTTGCCATAAATTTTTTGTCTTCAAAAGAAGCATCATTAAAAGTAGAACCTACTGCAGTAACCCCGCTAACATCATTGAATAATATAATATCATTTTCTACCATACCATGAGGAGACGGGAATGTAACTGTCACTGTTGGTGATCCTGAAGAAGATGTAAAATTAATACTACCAATTGTTGTTCTTATTGGAGTAATGTCATAAAATAACCCCCCAGAATAAGCATATAACATTCTGTTTGTACCAATTATTGCATACTTAACTCCTGCATTATTATCAAAATGGTGTAAAGCTCGTCCAGCACCTGTTAGTTTATCTGAACCTAATTGATCCCAGCCGCCTATTTTTTCTGGTGAACCGTATCTAAACCTAACATTATTACCGTCAAACCACTGCCCTTCGGCACCTAGTTCAGTAACTTGTTTATTATATCCTGGAGCAAACCCTAGTTTTTGTAACATATAAAATCCTTATAAAGAAGGCAGTAGGTATGGTGGATTACTGCCTTCATCATAAAGTATATATCACCGTTTAAACCAGTTAGAAAGACCTAAATGTAGACGTTTATAGATCAACCAAAAACTTTGTCTTTATCTGCTATCCAAAAATCTGCTGATATACAGTACCTTTTGTCTGTTTCAAAGCATCTTCCAGGTTCGTGATAAAGATCGGATTTAAATATAAACCATGATAATTCTTTTTTGGGTAAAGAAAATTTCTTATCTTCACAATAAAAAAATGTAGTTTCTGATTTTTTAGGCAAGTGTAAATAAAAAATACCACTTAATGCAAATTGATTAGAGCTATTATGGCTATGACCTACGTTTGCTTTTTTACTAGCATTATCCCACGTTTCATGTACCCATGATTTGACATTAATGTTTTTTGGTTTGTGATTTAAATAACTACAACAAGCCTCTTCAAAAAGTTCAAATATATTTGAATTAATTTTATTATAAATTATTTTTTTATAATTTTTATTATATATATTTTTTTGATAACTAGGTTTTTGTAAATTTGAATAAGGAAGATTATTTATTTTTTTAATTAATTTAGTTTTTTCTTTTAAAGTAATACATGGCTTGCATTGTTTTACACCTAAAAATAAATCTTTCATTATTATACTATTTTCTAAACCAGGAAGGAAGACCCAAATGTGGACGCTTGTCAAACATATTGTCTTTAGACCCTGGAGTTTTTCTGTTGTTATAGTGAAGAAATACTTGAGCACATTCTTTACCTTTAAACTTTTCTCGCCAATGCTCCAGTTCACAACCAGAATAAACTAACATATCACCTGGTTTTAAATTTACTTTAATACCTTTTTTGCCAACTTTTCCTGATGGCTCTAAATAAATAGTCCAATCATTACCACCTAAATTCATAGTTGTAGAAACCTCACAACTAAATCTATCTTTATGTCTTTTAAGTTCGTCCCCCTTTTTATAAATTCTTGCATAAGTATAAGACGGATATAGTTTTAATCCTGTAGTTTTTTCCATAATAGGTTGGCACTTTAACATTAAAGTTTCCATAGCTATGTCAGAATAGTTTGAATAGGTATGTGGAATTTGACTATCAGCTCCTTCATACTCACCTAATAATATTTCATAAGGAGATATAAATCTAGCACTAAGACAAGTATCAAAAACTTGTCTTTTCATAAGAAAGTAATTGTATAAAAATAAAGCTAAATCTTTATCAATAGCTTTTTTTATAATTATGTATTTATTTTTTTTAAACGACATCTTTAACTATCTCTTTCGGTACTGCTTGAATATTCCAATGTATAAATCTAAAGGGTTCTATTCCAAAGTCTATTGAAAACTCATGTTCTAAATATCCAGGAAAAATAATTAAAGTTCCTGGTTGAGGCCTAAAATGAATAAGATCATTTCCATTAAGAATTCCTTTTATATTAGTTTTCATTTTTAATTTTGTGGATCTAGCACCTGTTCTTGGTTCGTGAAATATTGGCATTGATGTTTTCTCACTTGCTTTTAAAAAGTAAAAACCTGACACGTGTTGGTTCCAATGTACGTGTGCTGAATGATGTCCACCTTTTTTAGCAAACTCTTGTACCCACATTTCACTAAATAGTGTTGTGTATTGTTCCATATCATAACCTTGATGATCTAAATATTCCCAAGACTTTTGACCAATGTAATCTCTAAAGTCTCTAAAATCGTTGTCAACTGTTAATGGAGTTGAATGATAACTTCTTCCAAAGTCTCCAAATTGTTTAATATATTTTTTAGCTTCAGGAGAATTTTTAGCAGCTTTAATATATTTGTCAGAAGCTTTAGTTAAAGATTTTATAAACTCTGGTTTTTGTTCGGACCAAATTGTTGTGTTAAAGTAATTATTTATATGCATATTATTTAAATGGGTATCCAAGGTTCCACATTACCAATGAATATCTCGTTCCTTTCGTTACAGGTTTAACTCTATGCCATACAAATGATGGAAACACAATGATGGATCCTTTAGAAAGTATTTCTTTTGCTTGTTTTAAATGTTTAGCTTCTTCTCTCATATGTGGATCATAGTTTCTAAAATCAAATTCTAGTTCTCCACCTTCATATTCTGAACCATCAGTTAACTGACAAGTCATGGATAGTTTTCGAATTTTACCGTGATTGAGTCCTTCTTTTTCATAAGGTTTATCCCAACCATCACAATGCCAATCATAATATTGATTGAGTTTATATTTTGTAAACTGACAAGACTCACTTCTATCCCAATCGAAATTCCAACCAGCAGCTTTATTGGCTTTGTGTATATAAGGATGTAACTCTTTATAAATCCAAGTATCATTTAACCAAACTAGATCAGAGTTTCTTTTTTTTTTCATATCTCTAACTTGATCTTTAGTTAATTCTTTATCCCCATAACCCCCTGTTCTTGCCATAGTTTCTGCTTGTGTTAACCCATATTTTATAATGTCATCACAGATTTTTGGAGGTATTGCTGATTTAAAATACCAATAATAATTAGCTATATTCATAGGTTATAGTCTGTACAAAATTCAAACTATCTTTTTGATTATTAGTTATGTAATACATGTTCGTTGATGGAAACATTATAAACATATTATTTTTAAGTTCTATGTCCCAACTTCTTCCTTTACGTCTGTTATCTTCATAATGTATTCTAACAAAACAATCTTTAACTTTAACACCATAAAGCATAGTAAAGTCTGGAGAGTTTCTAAGATCCACTGGATCAATATTTAATAAAGGAATTGTTGTTTCCGCAGGTTTATAGATATTTCCCCACGTTGATTTATTAACTAACTTAATATTGTATTTAACACCTATAAAATCTTTTATATAAGTATTTAATTTATCGTAAGTTTTAGAAAATTGTACTTTGTTATCAGCTAAACTAGATTGTAAAATATGGTGAGCTAATTCATTTTGATCTATTTCCCAATGTTTTGGCATTGAAACATAACCATAATATATAGACTGTTCTGTTAATACTTTCTTCTGCATACCTATATATAAATATATATAAATATTTTATAGTGTCAAGTATTAAGAAATAATTGGGGTAATTCTTAGATCCCAAGATTGACCTGATTCATTCCAATCGTATCTATAAATATTATTTATATCGGCTATTTGTTCTGCTGTAAGTTCTGGTGCATCTCCAATAGGTGATTTCCAAGAAGCTGATTCAATATGTTTTACCCAAGAAGCATATGGTTTTTGAAACCAAAAAATTTGATTATCTTCGTCCCAAATACAATTAATTCCTGCATAGTTTCCTCTAAAAGGTGTGCCACCAGTTTTGTGAAGGCCACCCGTAGTATTATAAGATGTTTGAATCCATAAATTTGCAGGCCAGTTGTTGTGAGTTTCTAAATATGCTTGACCTACTGATTCATCTTCAACGCCATCTGAATTCAACATGTCACTATTATTTAAAGTCAATACTTGAAGTACTTCGTTTGTTTCTGAAATTTTTGCAAAATGTGCCATATTATTTTCTATTTAAATTTGTACCTTATCATTACTATACCTGATCCACCAGCTCCACTAACACCATTTACTCCTGGAGTTCCATCTCCTGCTCCACCACCACCACCAGTATTAGCTGTTCCTTGTCTACCTGAAGGCGTAGGTTCATTTCCAGATCCACCGCCACCACCCTGGGGTGCAGCTCCATTTGGTTTAGCACCACCACCACCTGCAAAAAATCTTGTTCCAGGTGCAGCTCCAGGGGTAAATCC